CAGCCGAGCGCGCGTAAAGGGCGCGTAGTAGCTCGCGAGCTTGCCCTTGACCAGGTCGCTCACGATGCGCCAGTCCGCCTCTACTACCGCCATCTCGCGCGACCAGTAGTACGCGCGCAGCATCTCTATACGAGGCAAGGCGAAGCCGTAGCCCACGGTTGGAATCCCAACAGTGTCGAGGTACAACCAATCGGTCGAGCCTTCCCACATTTTCAGGTTTTCTAACAGATTACTCATGTTCTTGTGCCCTCTTGAAATCGCCGAACAAGACCCCCGCGGCTGCCTGGTAGGCGGCAGAGGCTTGCTCAGGGGTGTCGAATAGGCCGAGGTGCAGGAGCTTTCTGTTGATCTGAATGTAGGCACGCCAACGCCTTCTCTGTTTGTGCCAGCCGACGCCTTTAAATCCACTGGTATTGCTACAGCGCTTGCGTTGGTTTTTGACGTTGTCTGCATGTAGGCAAAGCCGCAGATTAGCACGCCGGTTGTTTGCCGGATCGCCATCAATGTGATCGACCTCCGTCCCTTTAGGCGCATTCAAAAGTAGGCGATGAAGCCGAGACCTACCGCCTGCCACCACAGCGTATCCGCAGCTATCTATGTACCAGCTCTTTCCGCTTACCTTCGCCACATCCTCCAGATCGATCACGAATCGCGCCCCCTTTGTGGTCACGATCTCGGCTCTGTCCTCGTATTCAACGATCTGGCTCGACATTCTGCTCTCCGCGACCATTATCGTAAACGCACAATACGCTGCTAGCCTGCTGCACAGTCACCTCCGTGCGATAATCGCCCATCGCTTTCTGAAGCATCTCCATTGCTTTCATGCGGAACACGACGGGCTCCTCCTCGTTCGCGATCAGGCGCGCGAGCCATTCCAGGCGCTGCAGCCGCTGGAGGTAGCGCAGGTGCGGACGCTGGACCAAGGCCGCGCGCGCGGGCTGCGTGAGCGCCGCCCCGGCCTCGCTCAAGGTGAGCTGCGCCTCGGTCAAGCCCTCAAAGGGTTCAGCGACCGAGGGGCCGGGGTTTTGGGCGTTCTTGACTAGGGCTAGGAGGTCCATGCTTCAGCTGTCCGTGTTTATCAAACACCAGAGGCTTGCCGAGTGCATCCGCGGCTTTGACTAGGGTTTTGGCTATATCTATCATAATCTCCGGATCTTGTCCACGTCCTGGCTCATGTCTGTGGAGTACGCCTCCACAGGATAGTTCACCAAAAGCTCTTTGCCTACGCGCTTTCCGGCGACTTCAAGATTCGCTACATCCTGCGCTGTGTGCACATGAGTCATGATCTTGCCCACAGCTTCCGGTGCCAGGGTCTCGGACAACTTGGTGTGCAGGTGCCCAAGTAGCTCAGCTGTGTCTTTGGCGTTCCACTGAAACCCGGCCTGTGTCCAGACGTAGCGCCCGACCTCGGCGGCGCTCAGTTTCACTTTCTTGACCAGACCTGACTGCCTGTAAGCGTCGATCTGAGCATTGAAGATCTGCGCGCCGATTCCTTTACCTTGGAACTTATCTTCGATGAAGAATGTGGCGTGTTTCACCACACCGCCGGGCTCGAAGTCACGGCTCAACAAAGCCACCTGCTCACCCTTGGCGTCGGTAATCCTGCCCGTGAGCTGCACCGCGCGCTTGCGCTCGCTCTCACGCACGTTGATCACGTCGAGCTTCAGGCCGGCCGGGAGGGATGCCTGAGACCCCATCAAAGTGGCCAGATCTGCATCGGACAGCGCTTGTCCGAACACCTCTTGACCGATCGCACCCAGCTTCTCGGAGGGCACAGAGGCAGGAGCAGCCACAGGGGCTGGAGCCAGAGACGCGCGCGCCGCAGGCCGCGCTGGTGCGCTGAAATCGATCTCGTCCGGAACCGCAATACAGCGACAGTTGAAATCGCCGCCAGGGTTGGCTCGCCGCCCGGTCTTACGGTCGACCACGGGCGGATCATCCCAGGTGTGGTGCGTGCCGTTCAGCCTACGATGATCCGGGCGCACGCGCGAGTCGTTTGAGGTGTCCCAGGTGTAGGAGTTGCTGCCCAACTCGCGCGAGCGCGCCTCCACGATCGAGCCCTGGAGCTTGAGCGTCTGGTCGCGCGCGATCAGGACCGCGCGGCGCGGGAGCAGCTCGGTGGCGCTTGCCAGCAGCTCGGCCGTGCCTGCCGTCGTGAGCTGCTGCAGCTCGGCCTGCTGCAGAACGCGCTGCACGCGCGCCCTGGTGGTCTCACGAAGCCCGCGGATGAGCGCTACGTTCTGCTGTAGCGCTAGGTCTACCTGGTGCCTGAGCGCAGGCGACAGGTGATCGTAGGCCGAGTCCTGGCGCATGTGGAAGTGCGCCATGAGCTGGCGCTCGGCCTCGCGCGCCACCGTCGCCAGGTAGGCGCGGATGATGTCAGGATTGAGCGTCGGGAGCGGCGCCAGAGGATCCGTCTTGAGCCGCTGGATCCACACTCTCACCAGCTTGGCCATTGCCTGCTCCAGGCTCTTGTGCTGGATCGGATGCATTGCTCTCCTCTTCTTTCAGCAGCTCGCGCTCAAGCAGGTTGACCTTGATGTAGTCCTGGCGCTCCTTGGCCACTTCCTCGGGACGGTAGACCTGGGCGTTGACGTAGCCCACGTCCGCTTGCGAGCGCTTGAGCCAGAAGTCGGCATTCCGCTCGCGCCAGAGGGGGTCCGGATCCTCGATCGTGATGCAAGGCTCGCGCCCTGGCGCCATCGCGCGCCCGAGCAGGTAGAGCGCGGGCTTGAGCACGTCGGTCTGCCATGAGCGGATCGAGGCCCAGAAGATCTGCAGGTCGCTCGCGCCTGTGGCATTCAGGCCGGCCGGAGCTTGGCCCATGAGCACAGTTACCGGGATGCGATAGGCGGCCGCCAGGCGCACAGCAAAGCGGTCCATAAGCTCAGGCAGGCCGCCGAGCGAGGTCGACAGGATCTCGAAGCTCTCACCTTCCGCGTCGCGCACCATCGCGCGCGCCGTCGACCGGCCTTTCTGGATCATGGTCATGCGCTGGATGAGGCGCGACTCGCCTTCATCGCTGGCCAAGATCTCGGCCAGATCCTTCACGCCGTAGACCGCTTGGCTCATGGTGTTCAGCAGCTGCGCCGCCGATTCCCAGCTCAGGCCGTACTGCTGGAGCACGGGGTAGGCCCGGGTCAGGACCGAGTAGTCCCAGCCCGCGTTTGACCATTTCTCGAGCGGGGCCGTGCGGTCACCACCAAGTACGATCAGCCGGCTGGCGTGCACGGTCTGCAGCCCGCCGCCCTGCACAGGGGCCACGTCGTAGAGCAAGGGCTCGCCGTAGCGCGGTGACGCGGGATCGTTGTCCCACTGCTTGATCACGAGCTGGCGCCGGTCGAGCACCATCACGCCGGCCAGGCCCTCGGAAGTCGGACGCACAGGCTGGGCAGGCATGCCTCCGTCGCGCATCGTTAGGTAGAGCGCTGCGCCGCCGGCCGCTCGGCCGAAAGCTGCGCACTCGGCGATCTTCGTGCGCAGGTCCAGCCGCTGCACCTCGGAGTCGAGCCCCTTGATGCACCAGCCGCTGCGCGTGCCGAAGTCGACAGGCAGGTCACACAGCAAGCGCGCGAGATCGTTCGCGTGATAGAGCGTCATGGCGCTCTGCGCGTCGAGCGGTCCGTTGTCCTGGACCCAGGTCGTGTCCTTGCTGCCGCCGAGGCCGAGCGTGGCACTGAACCAGGAGTCCCAGCGCGCTTTGGAGAACCATTTCAGCATACCTACACCCTAGCACTATCGCGAGAGGCCGGCGAGAAAGGACTGCGCGAACCCGCTGCGCTTGTCGTGGATGTGGAGGTAGGCGCGCGAGGCCGCGTCGACGCCATCATCTTTCGTCTCGCGGCTAGGGAAGCGCTGCAGCTCGCTCAAAAGCCAGTCATTCCAAGGGCCTCGGACCATGTACACGCGCTTGCCTGTGCGTTCCTGCACATGTCTGTCACAGCGCGCGCTCAGGATCTTAGCGTAGGCCTCCTTGTTCTTGGAGGCGCTCACGACCTCGATCTGGACGTTCGGCGCGGCCGCGCGCTGGGCCTTGGTCGTGGCGTGCGCCTCGGCCTTGCCTGCCTGCGCAGGGTCCTGCCAACGCGCCTGCACCACCCGGCCGCCATCGATTCGCGCCTGGGCGATCTGCCACTCGTCCACCGCGCCGGGCTCCACGCGCTGACGATCTGCATCGAGCCACCACAGGTTCCCGGCCTCATCCTCGCCCATCTTGACCGTAGCGGTCCAGTCCGGGTTAGGGTTTGCTGGCGTTGGCGCGCTGCCGGCACGGTCCCAGCCGCGCACGCACAAGCGCAGGCGCGCGGGAGGCGCGTCGGCCATCTCGAACCAGGTCCGATCAAAATACGTGCCAGGTCCGGAGACCTCGTTCCAGTTGCCTTCGAGCAGGGCCGAGCGCGTGGCTCGATCCATCAGTTCGAGCTGATCGCGGTAGCCGGGATCGCCGAGCTTATTGTCAGCGAGCCGCGCGCGGATGAAGGTCAGGCTCTTGGGCGCGCGCGTCGCCGCCAGCGCGGCCTCGCGCGTGGGGAAGTGCAAGAGCTTGTCGCCGTCGCGCGCGATCCACAGCAGCCGGCCGCTCATGTCATCGCGGGGGATGCCTGTGTCTGGGTCGAGCCAGGGCAGGATCAGCTGCTTTACCCAGCTCGCGGGGTCCGGGTTGACCGTCGCTCGGCAGTACGGACGCATGCCGCAACGCGAGCGCAAGCGGCTCTGGAGGTACCAGAACTGACTTTCTGTGAAGTGCGTCAGCTCATCGAACAGCAAGAGGTCGAACTGAGTGCCTTGGAACAGGTACTTATCGCCCTCCTCCTTGAGCCCGTAAAAGCCGACCTGAGCGCCGCTCGGCCAGGTCGCGTCCAGCTCATTGCCGCCGCGCAGGCGCGCGCCCAGGCCTGGATACATGCCGAGCGCTTCGTCCCACAAGCCGCCGCCCTTGGTCAGGTCGGACGAGTGTCGGCGGAACACACCCGCGCGATACTTGGCCTTGTCGGTCCAGCGCGCGGCCTCCATGAGAGAGATATAGCTCTTGCCGGAGCCCGCCTCGCCGCCGTAGATCGCAATGTCCGCGCTCGAGCGCTGGAATAGCGTCTGTGGACCGGGCTGGGCCTTTAGCTCATTCATCGGAGGGCTGCTTGCGCTTGCGCTTGGGCTGCCACAGGCAGAACTTGCCGCCGCAGTAACGCGCGGCGGGGTGCGGGATCATGTCGCCGCAGATCGGGCAGGTGTTCGTCTCTCGCTCCATGCCCAGACGCTAGCGCTAGGGCATGGAGCGAGCAAGCGGTTTAGTTGCCGCCGTGGAACGAGAGCAACGCGGCGCAGCGGAAGCGCCAGACGCGCTCCTTGGGACCGCGGTCGAGCGAGGTCTGGGGCTTTTCCGAGATCCAGGCCTCGGCCGCCTGGTGCAGCGTGCGGCCGTTCCGGTCCTTGATCAGGATCGAGATCATGCCGACGCCCCTTGTGCGGAGCTGGATCTGATTGATCCCGCTCAGGTAATCGTTGTAGTCACTGGTCTGCATGAGCTTCAGCTCGATCGTCGCGCGACGGTCGGTGCTCGGGCTCACGGAGACCTCGCCATCGGTCCCGACTTCGTCAATGAAGTCTGGGTTGTCGTAGGCAATGGTCAGGAACTCGCCATTGGCATAGCCATAGGCAGGCACGCCGCCGAACGAGCACGTGTACTGGTTAGGATCTGCGATCTTGGTCATACGATGAGCTTGCCTGTGATCGTGACGCTATGCACGCCCCCAGAGGTATGTGCGCTGAAGTTGATGTCCGGGAAGTGACGCGCGGCCTTATCGACCGAGCTGATCGAGGAGACGAGAGGGTGCGTGCAGACCGGCGCCGGGTTCGCGAGCAGCGAGCCGCGTGTGACACGGATCTGCAGCTCGCTCAAGACCTCGCCCACGAGCGCGTCGCCGCTCGCGTCGCTGTACGGCAGATCGTTCTGCAGCGCGAGCCAGCCGCGCTCTTGGATGCGCGCGGTCAGCTCGTGCACGAGCGTGGTCTGATCGATGAAGCGCGGGCCGAACATGTACGCGCCGAGCGTAACGTAGGTCCCGCCCTTGTTTTCGTACGTGTTCACGCGCTTGCTGCGCAAGCCGGTGATGAACGAGCCCGAGAGCTTCTCACCCGTCACGCCGCCAAGCGACTTGAAGATCCACGAGCCGCCGAAGCTCGGGTCCTTGGGCATCATCACGCCGAGCCATGCAGCGTCCGGGCACTGCGTCTGGTCCGAGTGGTAGATCGCGAACGTGTTCTTGTACGCGGTCGTGTGCATCGCGCTCGCGTTGTCGGTCGTGTCCGAAGCATCGCCCGGGCGCGAACCGCTGAGGTGCGCGGCAAAGATCTTGACCTGGGTTTCGGCCCAGCCCGCCGCCGCGATCATCTCCAGCTCGCTCGGACTGTCGATCACGAAGCCGTAGAAGTCATCGTCCAGCGCCGCCAGAGCGGTCAGGTCGGCCACGATGCCAGCGTCGGCGGTCTTATCCTCGATCTTGACGTTCGAAGGCGCGTTGACCTTGACCACCGCGTTGGTGGCCATCGTGGTCACCACAACCTTGAGGCTGTCCGTGGTTGCCGTCACACCGGTCACAGCAGAGATCGCGGTCTGCAGCCCGGTGCAGATCTCGGCCAGGGTGGCCGTGCCGTCGGAGGTGAACGAAACGG